CAACGCGGTTTAAAGCTACCCAATACTACCTTCCATTTCGATTGAAAAAACTAATTTTTAAGGTCTTATTTTTATAGAAACGTTGATTTAATGCGATTTAAAATGAAGTTTTTTCTCTCGAAATTTTGAGGTTATTATTTTTTGGTATCAAAAATGGTATCATTTGTAGTTATTTTAGCTTCGCATATTAAAATAACCACACTCCTAAATTAATAGGTGGTGTAGTTTGATCATTTATAATATAACATAAAAAAACAACCACCCAGTAACTAGTATGGGTGGTTTAAATATGCAGTCAGCTTCTTACTGCTATAAAATATAAGTTTTGTATAAAACATCCACGGATTTTTATTTTATTTATTACTCATTTTTCTCGTTTATAATGCGCTTGACATAATTCCCAATACCAACACCATAATTTATTTGATGCTCTCTATCAAGATGAGACACTTTGCTAGAATGTATACCAACTAATTCTCCATTTGAATTAAATATACCTGATCCAGAATTTCCCGGAACTGTAAATCCATAGTATCTTAATCCTCTTGATAAAGTTGTTAACTCAATTTCACTTCTGTGCATTTGGTTAACTTTATGATCGAATGGATAGCCTATTAATTCGAGTTTGTCTCCATCTTTTAAATCATTAGATGTCCCTATTTTTGCTGGCGATATTTTATCGCCTAATGAAACACCGTTTTGATCTGGTTTTAATCTGATTAATGCTAAATCAACACCTGCACCAAATGGTTCTTGTAATATTTCTTTGACTTCATACTCTCCATATGGTGTTTCAGTATTACCGTTATCATCTGTATTTATAGAAGGTCTAAAAGATACTTTAGATGGATCTCCATTAGCAAATTTAGCGATATGTCTATTTGTTAGAACTGTATTTTTTCCAATTAACACACCAGTTGCACTTGTTTGTCCTTTTACAAAAACATTACCTATAGTATTATATGGATACTTTTGTCTATCTTTTTCATCAACTTTACTAAAAAGCTCTTTTGGTAAATTAAATGCATTGACACCATAGTACTTATTCCATTTCTCTTCATGTTTTTTTATTTCTTCTGCTGAAACTTCTGCTTTTGCATGGTTTTTTTGCATCAGTTCGTCTTGAATAACAAATGCACTAGCTCCTACAGTAAATAGAGATAAAGACAATAAAACTTTAGAAATAATTTTACTATTATTCATTATTAATCATCCTAACATTTGTGTTTTTTAATGTATTCGAATACATTAAAAATTATATAACGTTTCTATTGCAAAACAAATTATTTTTTATTAACTTTTAATTAACTAAACATTAAATGCGTTTGTTAATTCCCCTCAATAGTTCCCCAATATTTTTCATTTTTAATCTTTTGTTCCTTGTCAGTGATTCTACATACTGCACAAAAAAAATCGTTAGTACTAGAGCCCTCACGTTGATATTTGAATCTAATCCACCAGTAGCCATCTTTTTTAATTACTTGATCGAATTTTACCCAATCATCTTTTGTGTATAGCCATGAATCTTCTTCAACGACTGTGCCGGTTAATCCGGGTGTTTTTCTGACTCTTATAGCTTTTTCTGGATTAGGATAAAATACGCCTTTCCAATTCCATGTGATTTTGTCAGCGCTTGGCTTACTACTTGGCGCATCAATTTGTCTGCCGTTAATGGCTTCAGCAATCCGCTTCGTGAAGCTGTCTAAATTATTTTTAATGTAGTTTAAATCTTTCATTGATGTGATAAAACCTAATTCGATTAAACGATAATTAAGATTAAGTTCAGCGGACACGTTAGCGTTCAATAAATCCCCTCTAGGTGTCACACCTCTTATTTTTCCTACTGTTTTATCTAATGCGCTACTTAATGCCTTGTCAATGTCATCAGCTGGGAAACGGTCGCTAATGATTACATGCCCGCCACTTGCTTGTGGACTAGCAGAATCTAAATGAAACTCTATGATTGCATCCGGTTTGACTTCGTTTTTAATCCAGTACATGCCATAATCTTTATAGTTTCCAACACGTTGACCGTATAACGTATCTTGATATAAATCTTGATTCATTGAGTTGCCACCGTATAACAATACTGTGTTACCTACTGACTCAAGATGCTTTTTCACTCTAGGGATAATATTTTTACGGTTGAAATCTCTTTCGTTTTCTCCGTTCGCAACGGCACCTGGGTCGTTAGAGTATGCGCCAATACCATGACCAGCTACAAGCATGATTTTTTTCCCTTTTGATAACTTATCTTGTTTAACTGGCGTTACTGCGCTTCTTATTTTATTAGCGGTCGTTTCTTTTGCGTAGAATGGACGAATGAACCACATAGGGAAGTCGTAGCCGTGTGTGCGTCTTGTAGTAACTTCTGGTGGACTCCAGTAAGCACCGCCTAGCCAGTTCTGCTCTAAAATAGTTATAGAATCTAACGTAGCGCTTATTACGATACCTACGTGACCATAACCACCGCCATAGTTACGGTTAAAAATAACGACGTCGCCAGGCAATGCTTGAAACGACACAGTATTTTCGTAAACGGTTGCTTCGTTAGTGAAATCATTCCATGTAGGAATGTCCGCAGCGCCCACACCTTTCAACCTATGATTAAATAAGTAAAGCCAATATTGGTTGGCAGTATCGAAGCATTGACATCCAAATGCATTGTCTGGATTCCACGCCTTACCCTCTAGGCTTTTAAGGTAGCTAATAGCTTGACTGTATGTTCTAACCGACGGCATTGTTATCATCTCCGTTCACTTTAGGTGCGCCACCAGTTGACTGAATGCCAGCTTTTACTTCATAAATTTTTTGTTGCCCTTTCTTAGATGCGTGAGTAAAGTTGTTATTCTTCCACCACGTCCAAATTGAAACAATCCCAGTAACGACTGTGCTTATAAACACTTCGTCAACTGGGATTGGAGAAATATGTTTGATTGCTAAAAACTGATTGATCCATGCGACTATTAATAAAATTGTTCTTACGATTGTACCGATATCCATTTGTTTGCTCCTTTTATCCAAAATAAAAAACGACTAAAAAATTAGTCGTTTAAAATTATTCAATGGTCAATGTCGGAGATCCTGAATAAACATCACTTATAGTGACATACAACATCCCTGAAGGATTACTAAAGTTGATATTTTTACTTGCAACTCCGCTATTGACTCCTGATATTCCTAAATCACTTGAACCTAAATTAGTTTGCGAAACCCTCATTATACCGCTACGTACATTTTCTATTGTCACCTGATAACTTTTATTAGGTTCAACTCCGTTTATTGTCCATTTTGCTGTTGAATCTTCTATGCTATCCGGATATTTATTTTTAGGTAAGGGTTTAATTACAAAAGATGAAGGCTTTTTCCATACTTGGATATTTCCAGCATATACTTTTGTATATTCTTCACCTTCGTAAATAAACTTCTTTACATTTTTAAAATTACCTTCCATAAAAATCACCCCTTAATTAAGTAAAGTGTATTAGGGTCTTTTTGATACAAATAATTATATTCTGTTTCACTGCCTGTCCAAATATTCAGTGACGGCTGCGAAGAACCGATAGGTTGATAAAGTTTATCTGCTTCCTCTTTTGTAAAAGCATTTGATGATAAAAGATAACGTTCATCATGACTGTGATTTATGTCTGATTTTTTTGATAAAGCATTTTCTAATCCTTCAATCTGTTTGATTGTATGACTATGATTTTTATCTGCATACAAACTGTTTAATGATTGCTTGAATCTCTCAAAATCTTCTGTGCTAACTTTTGAGCCAATCTGTTGCAATACACTTTCTGAAATAGAGTTGTTTTGTATTGCTTCTGCTAATTCTCTTAATGTGTTCATAGATTCAGGCGCGCTATCAACTAGTTCAGCAATTTTTGTATCCGTATACGTTTTAGAGTCGTTGAGAGTTGTATCTTTGATTTTTTCAACTTCTTGCAATTTATCTTCTAACCCTTCAACATTTGCGATATTGATTTTGTCCAATAACTCAGGTTCTGCTTTGATATCTGTATCTTTACCATCAATTTGCCACATTTTAGTGTCAGGATTGATTGATACTACAGTACCGTTTTTACCGGGTACGCCTTGTTCTCCTTTTTTACCTGCTTCACCTTTTGCACCAGGTTGTCCCGGTTCGCCTTTATCACCTTTCGCACCTTTAAATCTACTTTCATTCTTTTCGATGTAAGAAATGACATCTTTATCTATTTTCTCTTTAAAGTCTTTGCTCAATAAATCTGTCGCGTTATCTTTTAAGATTCTCGTAATAGCATCATCTACCAATTTAACATCGATTTCTTTTGCTACAGCAGATTCAATACCACTATCAACGATATTGAAAGAAAAGTTCGCGACATGTATTTTTTCTTCTTCTTTCTCTAAAAACAGCTTACAACGAACATAACCAGCGTGTTTGATAACCTTTTTAGGTATATTGTAGGTAAGGAACCCTTTTACAACATCGTCGATAATAAGAGGTTCATTTTTGAATATAGAGCCATCTTCCATAAACAAATGCAATCTAGGTGTTAAGCCATGTGCTTTTAGATCGATACGACCTTGTTTGTCATTGATACCTATTCTTATAGATGCTGTATTTTCATCTTCAGTGTAAAATCGACAGCCAATGTCACCTAAGTCAACACCATCATTTTTTATTCTCGTTTCAACATCTTTTATTTTGTACATTTATACACCTCTTTATTTATATTTATCTCTTATAAAGTAGATACCTTTTAAGCCGATTTGTTTATATAGCTTAGCGATTGTACTAGCTTGATGTTGGCACCACTCTATAGCAGTAGCGTATTGGTGCGTAGCTGGATTCTTAGGATTCCATCTGATTCTGTACAGTGTATTCTGCCCTTTGTTGATGTAATCCTTTCTTACGAAGCTAGCACCGCCCATGATTGCTTTTGCTGGAGTTGTCCAACCTTTATTCTTAGCAAATTTCATTGCATAATCAGGGTCGTTGTCGAATGCACCAATACCGAAGTAATTATATGCACCGTATCTACCACTAGCGAAGTTACTTGTTCCGTATCCACTTTCTAAGAAAGCGTGCGCGATCAAATAGATTTCGTTAATGTTGTTTTTCTTACAGGCTTCCGCGAATGCTTTGCCTTGTCCGTCGAGCGTTCCTTTTCCTTTAAGTATTTTGTTAAGCGCACTAACTGAAATGCCTTGATACTTTCCTAAATTAAGCATTTGGTAGCATTGCGTGTTACTTTCCCATATTCGCTTAACATTCATTGCCGAGCTCGTTTGTGCTCGTGTTGCATTAGCCCAGCCCCATGTATGAGATTTTTTCGGGTTACCCCTAGACATTTGTCTATCCAGTGCTTGCTGGAACGTGAACGGACTTTTTTCAGTAACGATGCTTGGTTTTTTGTCTGATGAAGTAGGGCCTCGTGTGGACGCACTGTCAACTGATGTTTTATCACTAATTCTTATTGATGTTTTTGTCGTTACTTCTTTAATATTTTCTCGCGTCAATATATCTCGTTTAATGTACATTTCAAGCATTTTCTTTTTGACTTGCTCATACTTTGCTTCATCCGGTATACCTTGCTTAATCAAGTCGTAATTAATTAAATCTTTCATACTACGCCAAATATTCGGGTCTACCTTTAACGTCGTTTCAGATAATTCTTTATCTGTTCCTGACAACAACCATACACCCCGTATTAAAGCTTGTATTTGGTTCATTAAGAATTGACGCTTACTATCTGTTTGACCACCACATACTTCAATAACTAGCCAATTAGGGTGACGCGGGTCATCAAAATTGGTTGGTCTAGCAAGCCATGTAGCCTCTCTATCGACATATAAATGCGGTATTTCATAATCGCTTATAAACTTATTTCTTTGCGTATAAAGTTCGTCTACAGAACGCATATGCATTGATTCTTTTATATATAATCCTTGAATATCTGAGCGTTCATCACCCATTACAACTATATGATCAATGAAGTGCTCTTCTTTATCTAAAACATTGCTGTAAGCAGTGTATTTTACTGTTTTAACTTCTTTAAATTGCGGTTTCTTCGCTTCGCCAGTAATTGTTGAGTCATTGGCTTTTGATGCTGAACTTGTATCAGTACTACTAGGTTTGCTAGTATCTTTTGAATATGGAGGTCTGACAAAGCCTGTAACACTTACATAAGGGTGTCTTACTAAACTTCCCGGAGAACCTGTCCAACTATTAGAATTAACCCAGTTTTGGTCAACGCTATAAAAATAACTTTTATTAGATGGTCCTACTACTATTGCGGTGTGTCCGTCCGAACCTATTCCGTTGCCAGGGTGCCAAACTGCGATGTCTCCAGGTTCCGGTACAAATCCAGATGAATAACGATAGAATCGGAAACCCTTAGGATATCTGTAATTAGCCATATCCTTAGCATTGCCCCATGTTACAAAACCCCAATATCTTTTAAAAATAAAGTTAGGTGTATCCCAACATTGACTGCCCCGATAATTATCTATATTAATCCTCTTACCAATATTCGACTTTGCCCACTCCACCACTTCACTAGCTGTAGGCTTTCTAGTCTTTGGGTTAGGTAATCCCATGTATGCACCTCATTTCAATCAAAATAAAAAGCCAGTGCCGAAGCACTGACTCTTAACTGTTATTTACATTTACCAAACCAGAAGCACGCCCAGAAGCTATATCCTAAAATCCCTTTAAGCATGGTAATCACCTCCTTTAAATACCAAAAATAGTTCTTAGTAAAGCTATGACAATCGTACTGAAGATAGTCCCTATCAAACCTAGAATCCACATTTTCATATCGCGTATATTTTTGTCGTTTTCTTTCTTATTTTTTTCGTCTATCTGTCTTTCCCTCTGGATAGCATCTAAAGTTTTATCTAATTTAATGTTAACTTGCTCTTGAGTTTTTTGACCTAATTTAATCTCATTGAGAGTGCTAAGCATTGTTTTATCATTCTCTTCTAATCTTCTAATTCGCCATTCATGTTCGTGCCGTTTGGTAAATCCAAACATTACGCCACCTACTTTGTGTTAAATTAAAAAGCCTCAAGCATTACACCTGTGACTTTTCATCTTTTGCCTCTGGATATTTTTCACCAGTGATCAATGCATATTCTTCTTTGTCGATTACACCCATGTCTACGTACCACTTAATTTGCTCATTTTTATAGCAACCCCACACATAAAAAGTTTTAATGTCTTTAAAAGTTGGATAAATCATCTTCATCATTTAAACGTCCCCCTCAGTATTTGTTTTGTTAGTTTTCAGTTCGGTCAACTGTTGTGTTAACATAGCGTTTTGTTGCGTCAATTGCATTGTCAACATGTTCACTTGCGTCATCTGCATTTGCATACTCGCAACCATTCCGCGAAGTTCCTCATCACTTAAATCTGACGCACTTTGTTGGCTTGATGCATTCGGTACGTCTTCTTTTTCGAAATTGCTATTGTATTTAATTTCGCCGTTAGTGAAAACAAACTTTCTAGGTTCGAACTCTTCTTTAAATTTAATAGGCACATTGTTATCATCTACATCTAAACTATTGCGTAATCCGCCAGTATTAACGTATCCGATAACTTCGTTTTTATCGTTTACTGTGATTTTCATTATTTCCACCCCACAATTTTATTTATCGTAACTCTGTTTGCATTAGCACCAGAACCTGTTTTACTGCCTAAATCAAGGTACACATCGTTATCGATTTTTAACGTCGTACCACTTTCTTTAGTTATTAAGCATTCATAACTACCACCACCGTTACCGTCTGAGTCAACTACATTTGTTTTACTTAATTGAATCGCATTTGGTATAGAGGTTAAACTGAATGCTTCAATAACACCACCTGGATAAGTACCGCTTATGAATAGAATTGCATAATTTGTATAAGCTTCGGTTAAATTAATCCTTGTTCCTACACCGTTTGCAGCACCGTCGAATAACACGGCTGTTTTATGTTCGTTAGGTGTAGCCCATTGTGAGTCTAATCGACCATTTGTGATTGATCGTGTATAAACTTTTTTAGAGTTTGAAGGTGTGAAGTTGAATAACTTATTTGCATCATCTTTAACAAATACTGATAAGTAGCCTTCGTAACTTTCAACAATACCTGGTAAATCAGGCACACTTGTTACGTAATAATTCCCAGCGCCCAATGCTTCTAAATTACCTTTGGCGTTATATAAGTTCTTTTGGATTGATTGACCGTTATGTTCTGTTAACTTATGTTGTTGCCAACTCGTTGTTCCGAATTTATCATCTACATACTGCTTGGCTTGATTTAAAGCGTTGTTTGATGTTTCTTCGACGAATTCCTTAGTTAAATCGCCGTCATTTTTTTTGTAAAACGGGTACCATGTGCCACTAATTTTATATTTTGTATATTCGTCGTTTGAATCATCTGGATACCATGTTGCACGTGCCGTACTATCATCAACAACATAGACAACTAACACGCCTGATTTTCCTAAAGTGTTAGGAGCTACCGGAATATCTGAACCATCGTCAACGCCATCTTCTTTAGGTGTATCGACAGTACCTATATCTTTAAATGAGGGCGCATCTGTCGCGCTAGTGATATGAATAATCCTAGATGTGTTAACTGCGCTTAAAACGCTATCTATGGACTGCTCAGACGATTCAATTGCTTTACCATAATCATCAGTAATCTTAGACTTTTGCCAATTGACTGTTGAGTTACCTTTGACAAGGTCAGACTCGTTGATTTGTTGTTCAACTTCGTTAACACGTTCAAAAATCGCTTGCTCTTTTTCAACTATTTTATCGACTTCAGCTGTAACAGCTTGTGTTGCACTAGTTTGCGTCGCAGTAATAGCTTGTATAGCTTCGTTTTGCTTGATTTCGATTTGTTGAATGCCTTTTGTCGCACTATCATTCACTTTTGCTATTAACGTTTGTGTATCAGCCATATTTTGCTTTAATTGGTTAAAGTCTTTACCGACAGCTTCGATAGTATCTTGAATAGATTTGATATAAACAAGCTTTGTTATACCATCAAACCCACTAACTAAATCATTTTCAATATTGAAGCTAAATTGACGTTCAACAACAACATTATTACTCCCGTTTTGTGTAAAGAATGCCTGAGCATGCACCTTGCCTGAATGTTTTAAAAATTCATTCGGTATCACATACTGCAAACGCCCATTAATTGCGTCTACTATCGTTAATTCGTCTGAAATATAAGCGCCTCTATCTACGTTATAATCATCGGTTTTTAACACGATAGATGTTTTAACATGTTCAGAACTTATAGATAACGGTCTGTTATTCTTAGTTACTGCAAAATTTAAAACACCAGTTCCTCTATCTGATTCATAGAAACTGATGTTTGTGTCAATAACCGGATTATATTGTGATGTTGTTTGTAACTCGATTAAGTTATCATCTTTCGAAAAATTATCTACTACCATTATTCAACCACCTTTCCTTCGAATAAACTCCATTTACCAACGCCACCAGTACCAAAGTTTCTAACTAAAAATTGATGTGCAGACGGGAAGTTATTACGTCTTAATACTTGTGTTGTGTTACCTGGTGTATTCGATTTTACTTCTAATATCCAACCTGCAATACCTTTAAAGTCTTTAGGAAAATCAGTAAATCGTTTTGATTCTTCAGTAGTGATATAGAAATCTAAACCAACGATTTTTAAATCTGATAATTTTGTAATACTCTTAGGGATATGTTCCCAATAACCGGCGTTTTGCGGACAGAAATTCCATGCTCCGTTGTTTTTCTTATTGAAAATGTCAATGACACGTTCGAATTTAAGCATATTTCTACCTGTACTGTTTCTGGTAAGTACTTGTCTTAGAGCACCATTATAGTGTCCAGGCAGTACATCAAAGAACCAACCTGCATCTCTAAACGCTCTCGGTAACGGGAAATCTAACGCATTTTGTGTGTCTTGCGTATAGATATAGTAATGACCAACTTCCGTAATATCACTTAGATATGCTGGGTTCTGTATTGGTAACGGTTTAACACGTCCGCCTGAATCAGTCATTGATACTTGAGGTGCGATGTTTTTCAAGAATTGGTTTACACCTCTTTGACCGATAGAATAAATTGAATGATGTCTGTTGTTACCAGGTCCAATAGTTACCCCGATTAAAAGTGCTTTACGTCCTGTTTCTAGATCGTAATACATATCTAGACCCTCAGCCTCTTGGAAATCTCCTTTAAAGTTGTTATTCACACCGCCTATATCGATACGACGTTTAAATAACAATTCTTTCGTTTTGATATCGAAGCCTTGTAAGTAATTAGGGTTAGCTGGATTTGAATCGCCAGTGTACCAATATAAGATACCTGCATCATAAGCAATACCTTGCATAGGTTGCGTACCTGATGTGTATTGCATAGGGATATCCATTTGGTACAGTACTTTGTCTATACCTTTATCAATATCGTCAGCACTTCTTACTTCAACAAAATTTAATGCGTTCTTAGCTTGTTGTTCAGAAGTTTTATATTCACGTCTAAAAACCATTAAGTTTTCTATAGGATTATAAATTGCTGACGTATATCTATCGTTAAATACATTTGGCATAACGTCTTGCATTTCGTTGCCATACGTCATTTCTCCGCTTCTGTATTTAAAGCGTACAAACTTGTTATTGTTGTTAGCGTCTAACACTGCTGAATAAATCCACAACTCATTGCCGATATATCTATAGGCGTTGTGTGTGCCGTGTCCGCCATTTTTAACTAGCAGTCTATCAATAAATTGTCCGTTAGGCTTCAATCTAGATAACATGTAATGATTGCCTGGACGCGCTTGTGTCATGTAAATAATTTTTGTTCTAGGGTCTACCCAAAATGATTGCATTACTGCGTTAGTATATGGCGATAAATCTGTGATGAATTCCGGTTCTTGCTCTTTTGGTTCAAATCGGTATTCTGTCGCTTGATATTCTTTATAGTGTTCATCTACAGCTTTCTCAACCTTTTTAGTGAAAGCATCTAGTGTTGAATAATCATGATACAAACGATCTTGCAATGTCTTATGATCATAACCAGTATTATCAACACGCGCGTCTTTTACCTCGTTGATACCGTCGCCGTTATGACCTATTATCATGTTGCTAAAACGGCCATTTAAATACGTTAAATAATCTTCAACACTGTCATTCAAGTATTTAATTTGTTTCGCTGAGTGTGCGTATATTTCTTCTTTTTGATGATATATAAACATTTTCTCAAGTTTGCTCATTCCATTATCAAGTAATCGATAGTTGTACTCGTGCTGAGCAACTACTTTTTCACCAGTGATAGAATGCAAACTTGTTATTAATCCGTAAGCCATTGGTTGCCTCCTTTAGTCGTAAAAACTGTAATAATCCTTGATTAACTCGTACATAATAACCTCGTGACCTTTTTCGTTAGGGTGTAAGCCGTCCTCCATGCTCGCTTTCCTAAAAGCTGGATTGTATGGCTTAAAGTAATCTGTGTGATATGCGTCAAACACTGGTACATCTAACTCACTACAAGCTAATATTTGAGCGTTTACATAGTCCTCAAGTGTTAACCCTAGTTTGTTTTTGTCCGTGTCTTTACGGCGTATTGTTGTACCACTCATAGGGCATTGTCTTGTAGCTGTCATAACTAGTATTTTTGAATCTGGATTATTCTTTCTAATAACTTCAATTGCAGAACAAAAGGCACCGTAAAACGTTTTTGTATCCGTTTTATCAGTGCCTATCGGTACGCCTGCCCAATAACCGTGTAACCAGTCATCATCAGTGCCTTGTAATATGATTAGGTCTCCTCTTATTTGCTCTGCTTGTCTATAAATGCTGTTTTCTACCGCTTCTTTACCTATTGGAACTGTTGCCATTGTTGCGCCACCTCTTGCAAGATTAGTCGTTTTAGCTTTCAATTTCTTGCCTAACATTTCTGTGAAATTAGTTTTTGCGTGCGACCCTCTAGCTACAGAGTCGCCAATCGTTCCAATTGATTTGATGTTTCTTATACTTGATTGACTAGTAAAGTCGTACATGATCGTACCATTAGCAGTTGTAACTGTTTTAGTATTCATCTTATCGACTTTAGCGTTTATTTTTTCATTCTGCTTAACCAATTCATTATTTATAGATAAACTTGCGTTAACTTTTGCGTTTAATGCTTTTAGTTCTTTAGATGGGTCGGATTTTGTAGATTTTACGCTTTTAACATAATTTGCAGCATCATGAACTGCTTTGTTATAACGATTACGCCTTGTAAAGTCTCCTAATACTACATCTTGCTTAGTGATATTATTGTACGCATCTCTATGTGTAGTGATTTCGACTATTCTCACTAAGTCGTTATATCCTATGGCAGAATCCACCACTCTAACAACATCACCTATTTTAGGGTTAGCTTCTGGGAAATGTTCACGTAACGCTACAAAGTCTAAGGAAATAGAAGCAGTGACACTTTTCTTTATCACTAGCTCCATTGCTTTTTTTAAACTATCTTCTTTTTTAATACGTCCATCAACAAGCGGTGGCGCTTCTCTTTTACCTATCAATTGTGCTAATGGATGAGTGAATTCAATTTGTAGTCCCGCTTCTGCAAAAGTCTGTTGTCCATCAAAATCACCATAACCTTTAATAAAGGTATAACATTTAGATGCATCTTCTTGTATTTTGACGTTATCAGCATTCACACCAGCTTTAATGTAATAATTGGCAAACTTAGATAATTCATCATACAAATGAAACGTTTTAGTCTTTGCATCGTATTCATATTCGAGATGATAACGCTCAAGTCCTTTTTTAAAGATTTCTAATCGTGTATCTCCTTTGCCTAATCCCTCGAATTTAGATGCATCTACTTTTGGATGTAATACATACTTATAACCCGTTCCTTTAAAGACAGTATTGAAGAACTCAACGCCTGTAAAACTTTCGTTATACTCTTGGTAAATCCTAGAATTGTTAAGGTCATCAAGTTCTTTTTGCCTAGCTTTGATATCAAGCCTTATTTTTTCGCCAATAGTAGACTTATCAAGTATGACAATTACATATTCGTTGAAATCATCTTCACCTTCAACATGAGTGATCGTCCACATTTTAGTTATAGCACCTATTGCGTCAAACGTACTCGCGTCCTCGATAATAGTTAGATCCAAAGAACTATCTTCATTTAGCTTTTTACTTACCTTTGTACTAACATTAATAGCGTGCCCTACACCCTGTAGACTTTTTAATAAAATTGGCATAGGCTACTCCTTATCTAAAATATAATTTGTGTCTAAATGTAATTTGTTTCATTACTTTATTAGACTTGAATCGATTCCAGCCTGGATATAAAACCGGTTGTTCTAAAGTTTTATTAAAAGAATCTATATTTAAATAACCTCTATAGGTATGTTTACCGTCGAAGATTATTTTATCTCCGGCTTTTAAATCAACTTCCTTAATAACTGAGATATTTCCTTTATCTGTATAGAAAGTGAATCCATCCTTATCATTAGCTTTAACATCTTCAGCTAACTCTATTTCAACAACATTAAACTGATTAAACTGTGTTAAAGGAACATCACCGTTATAATAAACTTCTCCTGAGTTAGTGTTGTAAAATGTCATTTGACGCCTCTTATCACCTTCGTTTGTAGGCAATCTATCAGGTACCGACCATTTTTCAGGGTCGTTATTACTTTCAAGATCAGTACTATAACCGACACTTTCAAAGTATGGTAGTTCGGTTGTTTCAAACGACAAAGAAAATTCCCCTGATGTTTGTGTTGTGTCAAAAGAAACTTCACTTACTAGTCCTACAAAAAGTTGTCGTCCATCAACATAATCAAGCTCAAATGCTTGTTTGTCTTTTGGTATATCTAATATATGCTCATACTTAATTGAATTGTCTGGTGTAGCTAATTCCCTTAAATAAAAACGTCCAGCAAATAGTGCTTGGACGTCTGACTTTAAATGTGAAGCATAAGCAATTTTAGGTACTTTATACCTTATCTTAAGCTCTACTTTTTTAAGTTCTTCTTTAGCGTAATTATGAAATCTACCATCAATACCCTCTATATCAGAATAGTTACGATGATATCCTGCGCCTGTAACGTTATATTCAACTACTTCCAAGTGATTATAAGTGAAAGGATTGTCACTGACGCGATACTGTGAACCATTCCTTATTACTTCTATATCGTGCGCTATCAACTAACAAACCTCCCTTATAATAAGTTGAAACTTCCGTCTATAGCGTTCATGTCATCAATGCGTGATTTAATTAAATCAAGGTCGCCCTCATTTCTAATCGTTACATTCACAATAGGTCTATTATTTTCTTTTAAGCTATGTTGAACATCGCTAGTCATGTGTCTGTCTATAGAAGTACTTACAGGATCTACTATACTATCTGTCAAAGTAGAGGATAGCTCTTTATTAAAGGCACTGCCAAAGTCTGTAGCAATTACTTTTGCTTGCGATACCGCTAAACCTTTACCTAAGCTACTACCTCCACCGTGTCCACTTACGAATGAAGTTACAGAGTCCCAAGCTGATGAAATCGCATCGCCTACCGCGCTGACTACTTTGTGCGCAGCATTGGCTACACCCTCAGCTACTTTGCCGATTAATTCCGCTCCGGCATTTAAGAAATCACTGAAGAAACTTTTAATCTTACCAAGTGCATCACTCATACCGTCACCTACATTTGAGACAACTCTTTTAAACCCATCAGCTACTTTACTCGCGAAACTTGTAACTGTATTCCAAATGTTAGAAACCCATTCAGAACCTTTTGTGATAATAAAGTTTAATGCTTGTCCCATTTTTTCAGCTACACTCCAAGCAACACGACTGAACCAACTTGTAACAGTGTTCCAAATACTGCTAACAAAATTAGTGATTGTACTCCATATCTGTGACCAACTTGTACCAAACATTGAAAGCGTTCGATTCATTACGCCAGTTAAAAAGCCGATAATTGACTCCCAAACTGATTGCATGTATTGCCAAATCGTATCAAGTACATTGGTAACCGTAGTTTTAATAGTCTCCCAAGCACCTGAGAAGTCGCCAGTAAGCAACTGAATTAAAGCAGTGAACAATCCTACTATGATTTGGACTGCTACAGATATCACTGTTCCTATAGCTTCGAATGCTATTTTTATCACTGTCCATAATCCTTGAATGACATTCATTACGTTTACTATGACACCTATCACTAAAACGCCTAACACAGTCATAAAAACTTTACCTAACGCTTCTAATATCGGTTTGATTGGTTCTATTGTGGTCTGTATTTTATCCCATAGTTCACTTAACCAATCAATTACGCCTTGAATCGCTTCAGAAACAGCGCTTTTGATATCTTCCCACGCTTTTGTCATATTCTTTCTGAAAGTCTCGTTAGTTTTCCATAAGTAAACGACAACACCGATGAACGCAGCTATAATTGCAATAACTAGTAATACAGGCCAAGAAATACTTGTAAACACACCAGCTAATGGCGCAAAAGCTTTAGATAACAATTTCGGTATCCCTGTTAAATCTAACATTTTCTTTATAATTCTTAATAAACTTGTACCAAATACATTGCTTAAAACACTACTCACTGCTGCAATCGGAGCCATCAAAGCCCAGAATGCACCACCTAATATACCTAAAATACCCATAGCCTGAGCTACTGCCGGATGAGTTTCAAATAACTTACCGATAAAATCAGCTAGATTGGTGATGAAATCTAGTAATTTACTAGCTATAGGTGCCATTGCTTTACCAAACGCTACTAACGCTTTAACAATGTTACCGATTAATTTCATAATAGTTGGGCCATTCTCTTGAACATAGTTGATGAAATCTTTAAAACCTTGAGATTGCCCTACTTGTTCAGACCATTCTCTAAACTTATTTGTCAATTCGACGAGCCAGTCAAAAATATTAGAACTGTTTTGACTGAACGCAATCATTAAATTACCAATACCTTTAAAAACGTTTCCGAATATTTTACCTATCTTAGGTAGATTTGTCTTAGTGTACTCGATAAACGCTTGTATCGCATTTTGTCCTGCTACACTATTAGCCCAATTTTGGAAATCTATAGACATGTTTTGCAGACCTTGTGACATGAATTTAAATAACGGCATCAATTGAGTAAAGATATTGACTAATCCATCACCAAATCGTCCTGCAGCGTTCAATAAATCACCAAATATAGCCCCACCGATGGTATTCAACGACTCGAACGCTTTTTTTGCAGTGTTAGACGTTTTGACCCATTCTTCAAACTTACGCACATTCGCTTCAACTAACATTGATACCTCAGACAAGAAAGGTTTCATTTTAGTTAACGCGCTTGCAATACCTCTTAATCCTGCTGACATAGCGTTAAATATTTTAGCTTGATTCTCTTTAACAATATCACGCCATGTATCTTTTAACTGATCGCTCGCATCTCTAAAGTTTTGAACTTCTTTTGTTACTGCCAATGTTCCATCTTCAACCATTTTAAGAGCGCTAATAGCCATTGCACCGAAGCCAACAACTCCAAGACCTGCGACAGAGAATGCGCCAACTAAACCTAAAACGCCACCACCTAATACACCAACCGCATTAAGTACTGCCATTATTGCAGGTACTAACCCGGCAATCACTGGTATCAATGCTTGTATACTAGCAATCATTAAGCCTTTAACTTGTTGTGCAAAAATTGTACCAAATGTACGAATTTTAGTAGCTAGCGCGTCCATTTTCTCACTATAATCAGTTAAGGACTGATTCAGTGCCTTAGTTAAAATTTGGGTTTTTGTCATACCTCTCGTATCGAAATTAACTTTTATTGTTTTGTTGTGTAACGTGGCCAACATCGTTTTTGCACTAGCAATTGCACGTTTTAACGGTGAATTATTACCATCTATTTTAACGTTATGTTCACGCCATTTTTGCGCCATAGCTTTAGCGCGTTGTAAAGCTCTTTGGAATCTTGAAATATCTGCTTTTACATCTGTTTCAATTTCGTTTGGTACAGACGTCTTTGCTAATCGTTGAGCTTTCCTTACGTTGCTTTGGAAATCTCTAATATTGGCCATAATCTTTGCCATAAAATGAGTATCCAAAGGCTAACCTCCTTTCGATTCAAGGAATTTTCTTGTACCTTCTTTGAAGAGTTCACGTCTTCTTTTTTCTTCTTCTAATCTAACTTTTTGTACACGAGCATAGCTACCAGGTTCTCTTATTTCGTAACGTTGTTTCTCAATGTCACGAATCATACTAGTTAGCCTCTTAGAAGCTTGTACTAAGCCGTTAGCTTGCGCTTGTTCAATTAATAATTGTCTTTGATCTAGGTACCTATCCTGACCACCAATAAGCCAATCACGCCATTCAGCAGGTGTTAGTGCTAATAATTCATGTTCAGGGATATATCCTAAATATCTAGCTGTCAGTTGCCTTATTTTTGAGTAATCGTGTAAGGTTCTGCGCCCATGATTTCCTTGTAATTCTCTTTCATCATTTCTATGCCTGCTTTCGTCATTTCTTTGTCCTCGCTTTTGGCCATATTCGGTGCTTTGTTCAATGTCATCCAGTACGAGCGACTCTCCCTCTTGAAAAAACCACTATTGTTAAGTTTGTCCAAAGCCCCTTGTAATAACGGCAAAGTATCCTCGTTTTCAGTGATGAAATCATCAATTGCTTTTTCTAATTGTTCTCGAGTTGGTGGGTTTTTTAAATAAGCAGTAGCACATTCCCAAAATTGTAAAATCGCTTTGTTTCTAGATTCTAGCAAACCGTTAAAGATAACATTGAATCCTGGCATTGCTCCTTTTCTCCCATCTTCGCTATCTTCTGAGAATTTTTCAGCTTTTCGGTCAAATGCAAATGTTACTTTTGCTTCTACTTCGTAATCTTTTTCTCCGTCATTAATTTTTAATGTTGTAATTGGATTAAATTCAGTCAAAATATATACCTCTTTTCAATTTTTTAAAAAAATAGGGAGCTTACGCCCCCTTGATCTATTAGTTTACATAGAATGGTCTTCCGTGCGTGAATCAGATACAACACTAGCTTTCTTTTGATTCTCGAATGTTCCGACTTTTTCGCCGAATTTTTCGTATTCAACTGTAGGCGCACCTGCAGCTTCAAACCACTCTTTCGGCAAGTTATCTTCAGCACCTTCTGCTGTATTCCATTTAACTTTTAATGATAGTTCGATTTTGTCACTTTCATCATCAAACGACATTTCAAATGATTCTGGAACAACATAACCAAACATTCCGTGATGTTTACCGTCTGCACGTTTATTACGCTCATAAAGCCATATACGCAACTGTCCACCTGTTTGTACAGCGTGTTTCACTGCTTCAATTCCTTTATCTCCAGGCACATTACCAATTGTTAATTTAAATGATTCTGACATTGCATTGGGAGAATAGTCCGTTTTACCGCCTCGTACTATTTCAGCTAAATCATTTTCAATCGTATGTCCACCTTCTTGTAAGTCAGCTAATAATAAAGATTCTACTGGATCTAAGTCAGTTTCAGCTGGACGTACAACTGCTAAATAGTTTTTTTGCGCCATTTAATACACTCCTTCGTTTTTCTTTTTATGTCTGTACTTAAATAAAAGTCGTATCGTGCCATGCTTAGTAAACCTGTCTATATCAGGGAATACTGCTTGACTATCGATACGGCTATATTGGAATTCGTAATTTTCTATCTCTATAGTCCTGTTTAGCACATAGCCTATTGCGCTTAAAATGAGCTTAGCCTCGTATTGTGTAGCGAACTGTGAATACACATGTATGACAATACCAACTGTTTCTCTCATTGTTGCACTAGATTCGTTGTTAGTGACGTTTGATTCACCCACAACAATATATGGGTAAACAGCGTCATCTTGAACAACGTCAAAGACCCTATCACCAACTATTTTGTTAATGTTAGGGTCTGAGATTAATCTTTTATATATTTGATTTGTAAGTTCAGGTTCAACTGATACCCACATATTTAACCACCTCTATGAAAAATACTGCTCGAATGTCTTGCGTCCTGCGTCAATTGCAGGGTTCCAAAACGGCTGTGGCGCTTGTCCTTTAGTAGTATGCCATTTACCGTTAGCGTCTTTATAACTCCACGGTATCTTTTTAGCGCGACTACCTTTAGTGGCATAAATACCTGTGCCGTACTCAACATAAACACTATACTCTGCACCTACATTGATAACTCCTGTTAGACCGTTGTTCTCAAATCGAAAGTCTATACTTTCTTTCAAAAATCCTAAGTCAGCAGGAGCTAATGCTACAGCAGTGTTATATATCTTCATCGTTGTTTTAGCGATACCTTTTTTAACCCACTCTTCTATTTTCTTATCGAACTTATCCAATTCAACAACCATGCTATCAGCACCGTACTTAACTTTTGCCATATGGCACCTGCTTAAGTCGTAGTAACTTAATTTCATGTTGTCCGCCCTGATCTACAGAATCACCTTCAATACTAAAGATTCTACCCTCATACTCAAATAAATTGTTTTTAGATATTGGCAAGTCATAAGGTACATATAGGTTTCTGTCATATTCTTGTGACATTTGATGAAATTTTAGTTGTTCAGATGTAGTAGGCGTATCCATAAATCCTTTAATTGTTTTATCGCTTACAAAGCGCTCTTGTATAATTGGATACTCTCCTACTTTTTTGATACTTCCAATAGAAATAGTGTGAGGGAATTCGTCGTATGGGTTAAACACAAACAACACCTCTACCTTATTGGTTTAAACGGATGAAACTTTGCTCGTTTATACCTGTTTAATACTCCACTAATGTAATCAGGGACACCATCGTTATAAGTGTACGACACTGTCCCCATACTTCTTGACTTTAAATTCTTTTTAACTTCAGGTCGTTGATAATACTCTAGGACGTCTGCGACATACTTTTTGATTGAGTAAGGATAAATGACTTGACCATCTTTCATAAAATCATTGTTTGTTATATCCCTAACATCTTCTAGTATTCCGTCAACTTCCATCTTAAATATTTCTTCTTCATCACTTTTAACTTCCACTCCATTTTTCTTGAGTAAAAGTTTAATATCTTCATAAAGAGTCATTTTTATCACTCGCTCTTATCAGACGTAGTACGACGTGATTTAACCTCTTTGTAACCGACAAGACTGTAATAAGAGTCAAATGCCTTCTTTGTAACAGTAATAGTCATATTGTCTTTTTTTACCTTAATCTCTTCTGCAGGATTAGCCATCATATCTCCTCCTATTCAGTTGGTTTAAGCGTTGCGAACGCTTCTGGTTTAACGTTCATGTATGCAATATGCATCGTCGCACGTAAAGCGAACATATCACGTTCAAATAATGATACTGGTTGGCCAGAAGCATCTGATGCTTGTAACGTCGTTAACGTGGCATCTTCAGAAATTGCATACTCAATACCTTGTAAGATACCGTAACGTGCGTAATCCCAATCACCCATTAGTGCTAACGATTTCTTTTTGTCGTATACATCCGCTCCAGTATAAGATAGTGGTAATCCCATAATCTCGTTCCCGTTAGCATCAAATAATGGTCTGTCATTAGCATCTAAAGCATTACGCATTTTACTTCTGAATGAACGTGTAGTTAATACTCCGTTTGGATCTAACTCTTCATCTTCAATAGTAGCCATTAATGCCGAAAGGTCTACGTATAAATTATTAGTATCTGTAACAACGTTACCTTTCTCTTCTGCGCCTTCAACAAGCGGTTTACCACTAGTTGAAGTGTTGTAAGGTGATTTAGTACCAAAGATAACAGCTTGGTCAAACGCTTTGTAAAATGCCTCTGCAATTAGAGGTTTAACCTCATTAAAGAAATCTTTTGCAGTCCATTTAAGAAACTCTTTTGATAACGGAATAATTACACCAATTTTCTTAGCTTCCATTTCTGCTTGTGCATATTCAGGCTTAGAAGTTTGAATACGTTCCGTTTCTGATACCCAGTAGGCGCCTACACCTTTTGCTAAGTAAGTAAATTTTTTCTTTTGTGCTGTCATTGGCTCATTTTTAGCTAATTTCATAATTGCTGAATTAGCCATAATGTCTTTCATGATTAAAGTACCTTGTTCTGCTGGAATAACGCCGTTTTTAAAATCCGATAAAATAACATTGCCTGGCGTGTATGTTGGAGTTGCCATATTTTATTACCTCACTTTATTTTCTAATATTGATTTCTTTCGCCATTTCTTCAATGGACTTTACATTTGAAGGGTCTAAATCTTGATTTCGTGATTCTTTAACATCTCTTCCACTCGATTTAAATTTAGACTCAACACCTTTTTGAACATACTTGTCAAAGGTTTCTTTTAAAGCTTTTAAGTTTTGCTCAGTATCTTCATCAGAATCGCCTAAAAATCTATCAACTAAGGATGTTGGTAAATTTAGTTCCTGCGCTTTACCTAGCGCGTTACTTCTTAACTTCTCACGTTTTGCCTCTGCGTCGCGTTTTTCTAACTCTTGTTCAAGAGCACTAATACGTTTTTGTTCTTCTGATTGCTCAGGATTACGCTTCCGTACTTCTTGTTCGATTAGATCCTCAAGATTTTTCTCTTTCCATGATTCTAATCCTTTCGAATGATAACGATCTAATTCAGGTTGAATGAATCGTTTACCTTCTTCTGTATCTAAAAAGCCTTTAACGTCATCAACAGACACCGTCTTAAGTCCCTTTAGATAATCTTTTACTTCTTTATCGTCTTTGTGTTCTTCAAAAAAAGACTTAACTTCTTCGATATTCATATATCAAAACTCCTTTTTGCCCTTCGCGTACCCTAACAGTCCGAAAAGTGCATAATAAAAAGCAGTTTAACGACATGCTAAGGTCGATAGATACATTATTTCTTTTTCCTCTTGTGTTTTTCCCACTCACGATAAGTCATGAATGGGATAACTTCATTTTTACCATCGTCTTTACGTGCTCTCATTACAGTTGGCAATTCATTTTCATCAATATAATAAAGTAATTTGCAACGACAATTAATATTCTCTTTCGCACTGTTTACACCAATAAATAGCTTGGGCGCCTGCCCAACACACCCACTTGATTTAAAATTCTGATCTATTTCCACTGATTCCCCATCTAAATGACGATGAGTATCACGTGTTCGTGTATCTTTAGTAGCATGCCAACGTTTCTTCATCTTCAAACCGTTATCTTTAGCAACCATTGCGCTATCAAGTCCAGCTTGTGACATTGCTCTGCCTGCTTCTGTACGAGCCACACGCAATGATTGAGCTTTAGACATGCCGACATCATCACGTATTGCTTTAGCTATCTTAGAGTAACCCTCTCCACTCATAATACCTTGTGTAATGTGCATACGTATCTTTTTCAATACTTCATCACGATGTTTTTGTAGTGTTGGCATTAAACGAATGAACTCAATAGGTTGTTCAATAGCTGATTTGATTACCTCTTTACTCGGAACATCAAACTGCATAGATGTTTGACTCGCCATTTCATATAAATAAAGGCTCATAAGGAATTTTTCTATATAAGCATCTTCTTGTGACTTCTGAATCATCTTAGCTACTTGCCTATAGTCATCAGTCAACATTGTACCTATACGAGTTAACTCCTTATTGAGCCTGTTGTATTTATTGAATTCAGTCCATGTAACATACACATCATCATTTTGATATTTCTCAAACATATCTGCGATGATTTGTTTTATCTCTTTAAGTCGATTAGCAAATAGTTGTTCTATTGGTTTTTCTACTTTAGAGATTAAACCCTCGATATACTCATCAATATCATTCTGATTGGTTATTTTGGGATTTGTCATTTGCGTCACCTTCATCTATGTCAGGTAATTTGTCATTAAATTCAAGACTTTCTTTTTCCATTTCGTCTAATTCGTAATCAACATCATCAACTAGTTGTGATTGTCCTAACCTTGTTCGTTCTGAAACTTGTCCCTTCAGGTTAATTAGCACTTGTGATTCTTCTAACTTATTAACTGGAATGTTACGAGTGAACTTAAATATCAGGTTTAAATAACTATCATCATCCAAGTTGTACCCTTTACGCTTTAATGCAGATAAAATAACTTTGAATTGATACCTCAACATAGCTGTCATCTTACGCTCAAACGTCATACACTTGTTCTCTAAAGCCATAAGTTTAAGTTTCATTCCAATGATAGGTACATTTCCGTTAAACTCGTCAGAATTAAAGTTTACTGACTTTGCAAAACGCATGATATTCTTTTCGATTCGATCTAAATGGTTCTCAATCATTGTGTCATTTACATCTTTTGTTAAGTATTTAACGTCCATATCTTTGTCGAACAACTCAAATGCGCCACTCTTTTGTGTTTCTTGAATCATTTCTTCACTCATACCCATACCGCGTAACACAAGGTATGCTAAACGTGTCTGACTAATCTCACTTGATGCATCGCTCATTGTTAAATCATATGCGTCAATTAAGTGAATAACCTTTTCAGCATCTCCTATCATCTCTTTGTTGTTAGGTACACCAAACAATGGATTGTAATCAAATAAATGTTCATATCGTCCAACTTCTTGCAAAGCGTCAATACCTTCTCCTCGAAATACATAATAATAAGTATTATCGTAAAACTCTGCGTACACATAATCAGTGCCATTATCATCATCTTTTTCATAAAAGTAGCGCAATGAGTATGTAGGTTCTAAAATATTGTCGCCAACAAAAATAACATTATAGGGATCTATATTCTTAATCCTAATATCACCATTCGTATCAATATATGCTAACCTAGCACCATATCCGCAAATTGCTGCCATTTTACCTATTTCAGAATCCTCATCATCAACACTATTTCTAATGGCAAAGTTGGTTATAAACTTTTTCAACTTTTCGTTTTTTTCTGCGTTTTCATCTAAATCATAAGTAACAGGAACACCATGTAAATAACCAACACGTGTATCAACAATTTCGCTGTCAAAAGAGTTGTTAAGTTTGTTATTAACAGACACGTCTAATCGCCTTACATTTCCACCAGTTTCAAAATCTTCTTTTTCTTCAATTGGTCGACGTTTGAATATTGGTACATAGTCAATATGTGTCTTGTATCTATTATAGAGATTAACCATTCTCTCTCTATCGTCTTTATGTGACTCTATTAGAGCCTCAATATGCTTAGGCAATATTCCTTGTGCTTCAATATCATCTATTAACTTATACAATGTCATTTCCCCTTCCTTAATCGTTCAGGTTTAGTATGTGTGTATATGGCATATCTTAACGAGTCCAACACGTCATCAAATTCTTTTATAGGCTCTCCGTTTGTAGGGTGCCAAACATATTTAAATACCTCTTGCTTAAACCTATCCATATTATCATAAAGAACAAGTAACTTGTTTTGTTTGAACAACTTAGCAACTTCCTCTACACCCGATAGTTTACTTTTATCAGCGTTAATTGCACGTAATCTATGTCTTCTAAATTCAGTGATATATTCAGGTCGTGCAGTATCGCAGTAAAAATTAATATTGCCATATCTACATACAATATCTTTTGCAATAACCACCCAATCATCAATAAACTTAAATTGGTGTGCGTGCTCCTCAATAAAATAAAAGTTACCATCTATACCTCGTCCTATTAACACAATAGATCCATAGTGCTCGTAACCCCAGTCGACACCAGCAAAGTATTCTTTGATAGGTATGTCGTCCAGTTCATCTGCTTTAATCGTATTCTCATTCAAATCAAAGTCGGCATATACTACACCGTCACCAGACACCCACATACCGTTGATGTTACGTTCATAGAACATACCTGATGGTGTTGAAGCCTTAATAGACTCTTTATATCTATCATTAAGAAAGTTATTGTCATCGAGCTTAAATTGGTGACTCAGTATACCTGCTTTAGGATCTGTATTTTCAATATAATCTTTCAACAACCAATGCTCGGGATGGTCAGGGTTGGTATCTACCAATATTCTTGCACCAGTTCCACTACAACGTGACTTAATCTCGTCAAACACCTCTTCATGCGCTAACGACGCTTCATTGATATATGCACCAAACGATGTCATACCACGTATAGCTCCTATACCACTTACTTTACTGTGACCTGTCTGAACCACTTGAACGCCAAATAACATGAATGAATTATATTTATCAAAATTAAACTCAATGCCATATTTGTTAGTTAACTCTATTAGTACGTTTTTTTGAATCGTACCTAATGTTGCACCAGCAAGTATATATTGAGGTGTCTCAATTCCTTCTTCGTCTGCTATCTTTCGCACACGCATTAACTCACGTAAAAATAAGTCATTGTTTAATATTGTTTTACCTGTACGCTTTGCTCCGTGATTAATTAACATAAACCAATCTCGTTTTTGCGTTTGCTTCAATATTTCAATTTGTTTGTCCGTATATAAAGATTTAAGTTTATTCATTGACGATCACTTCCGTTATTGCGTCGTGAAGTTGTTTGATTTTATCTTCTGTTCCACTGTCACCTTTATCTATTTGTTCAATCTTCTTCTCAAGCATCTTAATTTCAGTTTCTATTTTCTTGTTAGCTAAAACTTCGTTACCTAACGTCATTCTATTCATACCATCTAAACTAGCGAGGAATGCATCAGCTGTCGCTTTCTTCACTCCTTCTATTTCAATGTCATTCTTAGCTACATTCTTTAGCCACTCATATTCTTCAAAGGCCTTTTGGCGTGTCCATTTTGATTGTTCAGCTACTTCTTGACGCAATTTTTCGTACCTTCCGGAAACCTTCCGATTTTTAAAAAGTGTACTCGCTTCTTTATCTAGATATTCCCCACTCTTACCTTTAGTCGAATACCCTGCGTCAATATATGCTTTCCGTTGGCTCTTGCCCTCTATGAGTCCTAGCACAAACTTTTCTTGCTTCGGTGTTAATTTAATCAATGTTTTCACTGTATCACACGCCTTTACGTTAATTACTCTAGTTATTTTAAATATAAAAAATGCCCCTACATCTTGTGCAGGAGCTACGTTCAATAAATGTGAAAGGAGGAAAATAGTTATGACTCAAAATGCAAGAATTAAACTCCCCACCATATAGGCAGGTAGTAAGTGATTAATAGCGTAACATATCAACTTTACATGTTTGTCACTTCTCAATCACATCGATGAGAACATCTAATGTGGCTATTACCCCACGTCTTAAGATAATTCTTACAAATCAATTATATAAAATTAATTCACAGTTTAAAAATAGTGTCATTTTCGTCATTTCTGTCATTTTTGTCATTTTCGTCACTGTAGTAGATAAATCTTTTCTGCTAACTCATCACGGCGTGCTAGGAAGTTGTTTCTGTTTAATTTAGAGTTAGGCATCTTCTTGATAATTGCATCCCTGTTATAACCTTTCTTTAACAACTCTAAGAAACAAAAGTCAACGTGCCCCAATCTCTGTTGTGATTGATTTATAAACTCGACTTCTTTTAACATCTGCGCATACCTTTTATTTGCTCTTTCAAGCCTCACAACAACATCTTCAACTTTACTTGAGTTTTCCCCTTGTGGTTTTGGTAACGTTGCTTGTATACCGTACTGAGCTATTGAATTGCTATCATATTCCGGTATTACATCAGCTAATACATTGCACTTCATTTTATGTGTGCCTATCATATTAACAATTGACTCTTTGCTATACATCTACTCTGACACCTCCGCCCTCATCAAATCATACTGATCGCTCAACTTTGCGAAGTCACTCGGCGCCTCTACATCATCATTAGCCGTCATCATAATATATACTTGCTCAGTTACATACTTACCTAGCTCATACATCGCTAGTAAGAATAATAGTCTTAGTATTTGCTTAATCATTGTTTACCTACCTTCTTTACTTCGTATAAGACCGGATATAAATTTAAAAAGTGTATTCTATATCCAATCGTCTTAACTTTTACTTTATCACCTACTTTTAACCTAGCTTGTATGTCTGCGCTATCAAACTTTCCTTTGAAGAATAAGTCTGAGTTTTCGATGACTTGTTTATCATCTAATACAATATAGAATTTGTCCTCTTTATCTTGTCTTTTGTTATATTTATCTGTAATTGTCCCTTGATGTACTTCTTTGTTTTGGTAACTAGCCACTGTATAGATAGGCAATGCGACAACAAGTAGCAATGCGGTTATACCGAATAATGACAGTATTCCAACAATAAAGATGTCGAACCCATCCATATTTTTAAGTTTTTTAATCATTTCCCACACTCCCTTATATTTTCAAACAACTGACCCACTTTAATAACTGCATCCCTTTTAACTTGTTTCTCGTACTTCTCTTTCGCTTCTTCTTTACTCTCTGCCTCAACAACTGTAAACCTTTAATTGCTTTTAGCTCGAGTTATGTGTGTATGCTTGCGTCCTGTTGAATCTTTAAATGTTGTGACTAGGTATTGTGTCATTCCTCATAGCTCCCTTGAACTTGTTTGAGCTTACTCATAAAAAACATTACTAAAAATGCTATTAAGATATGCGTCTTTTGATGTTTATCAGCAAATGTAGATGTCACAAAGATAGTAGCAATCAACAACATTTCATATAGGTTTGTGTGTATAGTCTTTTTACTCTTGAGAAAAATAATACCTATGCGACAAAATAGATAAACACCAAACCCTATGAAAAATATTTCTAACATGTCACTCATTCCCCAAAACCTCCTTGACTCGATCTAAGATGTCTTTACACGTATCCTTTTCCTGCGTCTGCTGTTCCATCTTGTCTTTCGTGGTTCCTTTTCATTTTCTTTTTGTATGCGTCAATGAGTTGGTCGATAGAATAGTAAGTATTGGCGTACAAAAACGGCATTATTAAAACTTGTACAATGCTATTATCAATACCTTTTACAAATTGTTCTGTTAGTGTATGCATTACATGAACAAAATAAACTGAATGTAGTTTAGGTAAAGTAACTTCATTTTCAATCAAATCAACCATAACCTCAGTAGTTTCTTCCAAATCTTCTTCATCAACAATAGTCAAAGTTAATTGCAAACTGAAAGCTAAGTAATCAGCAATCTCATCTAATTGTGTATCTAGTGGCTTACCTGGTTGTTTCTTCCAATTTTTAAAAAACTCAAGTGTGTTAATCCACTCTACAAATTCAATAATCATACTAGCTACTGTGTCATTTAAATTTCTAGTTGGTATTCTATCGTCGAACTCCTTTTGTATTTGTAATAACTCTTGTAACTGATCAATTGTTAATGTGTTAGTCATTTTCCTGTTCCTCCTCATATTTATAGACAACTTGACCCGTCATAATCCCTACTGCTTCATCAAGATAAATATCTTCTTTGAGTGCATCTTGCATAGCATTAGGTAAACCCTTAAGTATTTCATCAAACGCTTGCGCTTTCTTATATACGTCCTCAATCTCTTTTAGTAATCCCTCTGTGTCATTACCGTTATACGCACTAGCACTGATTACGGATTGTTCTATTTGTTCGCGGTTATTCATTAGTGTCATCCTCCATAAAAATTTTATTGTTTAATTCCATTCCAAATTTAACTCTTTCATCATCATTGCCAAATTCGTTTATTAAATCTTTTTCAACGCTCTTGCAATACCTATCCCATGCGCTTGCTTTCTTCTCCAGCTCTTTGATATGTTTTTTAAATTTTTCAACGCTTTTTTTATCTACAGTCATTTTTAACCCTCCGAAATATTTAATAATCTTCTGGCATAACTATATGCGCCATCACTATTTAATCCGTTACCAAAGCATTTATACATGTATTCGTAATCCTTTTTTGTTAAATGTTTGCCAATATAAAGTTCGAAACCTGTTTGTAAAAAAAACTGTGTTCTTTTAGGAGATATATTTTCAAAACAACATCTGCTAACCCAATGAATAAATTTAACAACTAAATCTAATTTGTTAGCGCAATCTTTTAGTGAAAAGAAAATATTTGATTCTCTATCGAGGATAAGCTCTTTATTTTCATTGATAAAACTGTGTTTAAAGCAATTCATCATTTCGAACACTTCATAAATCAGATTATCTATCTCATCAAATGCTTTTGCTTTTCTCTTAACTTCCGTCATATCCCCAATAAGCTCATCTCGTTGCTTCTTGTACTCATCACGTTGTTTTCTCATCTTCTTCAACCTAGCGTCCATTACGCTTAGTTGGAACCCTGTTTCATAGTTCATTCTGTTACCTCCAGTAAATGAGATGATTCAAATATGTTGCCTTTAACCTCACAGTCATATCTAAGGAAGGATTTTTTGTCTATATACTCAAAGTAATCATTTTCAGAGAGTGCACCCTCAAACATAAAATCTTTTAATTGAATACCATTTACAATATCAATAGATATCACTGCTCTATTAATTGTATCTACTAAAGACTCATCGTCGCCCGCTATCATGAGTACTCCATCTTTGAACTCAACTATATCTCCCGCATATATTTCGTTGTTGTTTTTGTCTTTAAGTCCTGTACTTTGCATAAGTTCTACATCTTTGAAATCTCTTGCGTGTATTAAAGCTTCTGCTTCCGCGTAGTTTTCATAGTGAACTTCATTCTCGATGAAGTCGAATCCTACAACATCGTGTATTCTTCCTGTATATTCGTCCCACACTCGATATTTAGGCATCATTCTACTACCTCCACTTTTTCTACTTCTATGCTTGCAGTTTTGAATGGGAGCTTTTTACGAGTCAGTTTTAATACCGTATTCGTGGCTTCTTCCTCATTCGTACTTTGCACAAAATAATGCTTTTTTAATTTATAATTACATTTAGACGCTAAGAACTTGATACAAAGACTTACTTTATAGGTTTGCATCATTCTACCAACTCCCCATCTTTCCAAATCAATGTCATCGTCATGTCATCGTTTAAGATATAGAATGCTTTAGTAGGAAAAATATTGTCGTCTTCAAAACGTTCGTTCAAACTGATACCTTTGTGTAATGCGGATTTATAGACTCCTTCTTGAATCTCATATACCTCTAACAACCTATCAAACTTAGTCTCTTCCGTTACTTCTTTTTCAATATCAACTATGAAGGGGATATCAATTGGAATAAAACTTGACGTCGAACACTTATTTGTATTTGGATGAAAACGAACGAATCCATCACTAAATCCTGTTGAAAAAAATATTTTTCCTTGTGATAGATCCGGATTTTCTCGCGCCCATTTAATTAATTCATCTAATCTCATTTCTTTTTTAACTTTGATTTTCATTGTTATATCTCCTCTTGAACAGTAAATTTATCGTTAATTGATACATATCCAGTCACATTACATAAGATGCTATCAACATGAAAAGTCACAAAACAGTTGCGCTCAACATCATTTGAATAGAATCTTTTATTACCTGATAACTTGGGGTTATCCCAAGCCCATTGGATAAGTTCAGGTAAATTCATTTCTTTTTCAATTTTGATTTTCATTGTTTCCGCCCTTTTAAAATAAAGTTAGTTGCTTCTGTTCCTCATATTCCAAATCACTTTGCTTTATATATGTTTCAAGCTCTTCCGCTGTATCAAATGTCTTTTTCACACCTTGCCAACCTGGCACGATATGACCGTGAAAGTAATAAGTGCCATTTACTACATGGATATGTGCCACTCGTTCGTTATCCTGATACAGATATCTCTTAGAGCCGAAAAAATGTTTTAAGTATTCTTTACGTCCGCTATCTGTCATGGTCTACTTCTTAACTTTCACGAATATGTCGTTTTCCATCAGGTAGCACGCATAACGTCCTCTTGGATGTTTCTGTGGTACATTAAACAAATGTGGCTTCTTTCTTCTTAGCTCAGCCTCTTTCTTTTGCTTTCTTTCCAATTTGCGTTCGAGTCTAGCTTGTTCCAGTCTTTCTATTGTTTTCTTTTCTCTGTACTCGCTTAAACGCGTACCTTCTGGTGCGTCCATTGCTTCATGTAGTTCCCAACCGTCTTTTACTCTCTTAGAAACCATTCCAGCGGTTATACCGTGACTTTCTATTAATTCCATTTCAAATTTACTGAACCTATAAGGTTTATCGTTTATTGTTACAATTCTTGCTTTTCTCGCCATTTTATCCACCTCTTATATTTCTTCTATTCGTATGATTATTTTGGGCTCAATTCCATAACGCTTTGAGCTAGTTATTTCTGTAATTTGGTTATCGTCTTTCCATACATGGCCATTACAAGCATCTAATACCGTTTTAATTAAGTTGTCGATATCCGGCTTAGTCACTTTATACTGCCCAACCATTTCGCTTTTCTTTTTCTTCGACCACGATTTAAGCAATGGAAAGTAAAAGTCTAATTCGATTTTTAGTGCGCGCTCTAGATTTAACTTAGGCATTTGCCCTTGTATATACGCTTTATGCTTTGTGTAAGACGTTGGCATGTAAGTTTGAACAAATCTACCTGTTTTACGAAAGCGTGGACGGGGCGACCCCATCGGCGCATTAAACACTTCATTAAATTTAATTTCTATCTCCATGTAATCCCTCATATATATTCAAATAAGCTTGTTTGGTGTCCTAACTCCATTTGTTCATTATCAATAAGTGTTTTTAATTCATAATCATCTAAATACCAACGACGACCATTAAATTTTGTTTCTTTTATTCCAACAACTAAATGCCGACCATCTTTAAAATGTGGTGTAACTGAAAACATTTTGTTGCCGTCATGATCAAATAGATAGTATTTATCAAATGCATCCATTTTCAATCACTCCCATTTGCTATTTAGACGCTTAATAAAAGCTTCTCTGTCTTTCTCAAGGTTTTCATCTACTTCCGGCGTTTTCGTTTCTCTCGTGCTGTCTGTGAGCCATTTGGGTGTTTTTTCTTTCGATGGTTTAACATAAGGTTTATTAGTTTGCTTTTTGCTTTCCAGTTGTTGCTTTTCAAATGCACGTACTTGTTCAATAGATTTCAAGTTTGCATTAAGCCATGTATTCAAAATGCTTTTAGCATATCCCCAAGTAACTTTATTTCTGTCTTTAGCGATTTTAAGTGATGCGGTAACTATTTGATCTGAATCATTTTCAAATGAATCAAGATAGTAATTTAAATCGTCTAAATTGTAAGGAGTTATGAAACCGAATCCGTTATCTTGGAAGAAGTCGAAGGCAGCTGCCTTCTTCTTCTCATTATTCACATTCTTTTCATTATTATCTTTATTATCATTATTGTTTGTGTTGGTTTGATGTTGTTTTGATGTTGGATTGATGTTTGACTGATGTTGTTTTGATGTTGGTTTGATGTCGTTTTGATGTTGGTTCCTTCCCTGCTCACTTTGATAAAAGTCATAATTGACAATGGTTATAAGGGTATATTTTGATGTTGTTTTGACTTCTAACATTCCATCACTCTCGAGTAAGTCAAGGAAGGTTTTCACTTTAAATCGTGACCAGTTAAAAAGGTCAGACAAGGTCAAAATCGATGTTAATCTTTGTCCTCTTTCTACGGTTACAATTTGGTTTCCAATAGGCACTTTTGCCTTTGAATGATTCGCTTCCATGAGTAAATATATCCATGCTTCAAACTTTGAAAATGTTCTCTTTTCTTTAAATAGCCAATGATTTTGAATTGAGCGATCAATACTTATCCAACCAGTCATATACACACCTCACTTTCAAACCGGTTAAATTAGAATGGTAAATCATTGTCATCTATTTCAATCGGACCATTTGCATTCGCAAACGGATTATCTTTTACTGGTTTGTTATTTGAATATTGCGATTGTCCACGTGTTTGTTGTACTTGTTGTTGGTATAAATCTTGTTGAGTGTCATTTGAGTTTTTCGGTTCTAAAAATTGAATACTATCAGCAATAACTTCCGTAACATATACACGTTGACCTTCCTTATTTTCATAATTCCGCGTTTGTAACCTACCATCTACGCCCGTCAACGATCCTTTAGATAGGTATTTATTAACGTTCTCTGCTTGTTTTTTAAATACGATGATATTAATAAAGTCTGCCTCGCGCTCTCCTTGTGCATTCGTAAATGTGCGGTTAACTGCTAATGTGAATGATGCTACATTTACACCACTTTGAGTGGTTCTTAATTCTGGGTCTCTAGTTAAACGACCAACTAATATTGTTCTGTTTAGCATTTATAAACCTCCAACATAAACGGGCGCGCCCGTCACTTTTTGTATTTCACTTTTAATGTATTTTGCATTTGAATTTTGACTACTTAAATGAATTAAATGTATTTCTTCGAGTCTAGTTAAATCATTTGCTTTTAACATTCCGATAGCATGTTCTAAGCTAAAATGAGACTCCATAATTCTGTTTGCTAATGTGCTGTGCACACTGCCGTTTTTTATGTTTTCCTGTATTTGTTCATAGATATAATTAACTTCTAACATCATGTGCGTAATGCCGTTAAATTTGTATTTCAAATACTTTGTATCAGTAACATACAGAACCTTATAACCTAATGTACTTTGTAATAAGAAAGCCACAGGCTCGTTAGCATCATGTTCGATGTCAAACGGTAGAATTGACCATGTGCCTATTCGCAGCTCTTGCTTTGCCTTAATCGTGCATAAGCGATGACTTTCAAAATTCATAGCTTGTTGTGTTCCAGCAGTCATATAGCTGATTACACCATTGTCGACAAACTGCTTTGTGTACTTTGCATGATCACCATGTTCGTGTGTGATAAGACACCCTGCTATATGTCTTGTTTTATATTTGAAATGCTTTTGAACACGTTCAAATTTTATTCCTGCCTCAAGCAGTAACGTAGTACGTCCATCATTTAAGACGTAGCAGTTACCACTTGAACCAGTTGCTATTGTTTCAATTAAAATGGCTCTTCTTCGCTTTCTTTTTCTGTTGCAGGTTCTTTTATTTCTTCAAAGTCAGATACATCAATAGGCTTATCATTTTCTAATTCTGTGTATTGTGCTTCTTCAAGAACTGGTTGTTCAAAGTCCAATTGTTCTTGATTTGCATTTTCTTCAACTTCTGCGTCCAACACTTCTTTGCGTTGACGTTGTTCGGATTCTTGTGCGTATTTGAAAAGATTGCTATCTGTTGATGTGTTGATATAACGTTTAGCAGCTCTATTGATAACTGTTTTTTTAGCCATTTCTTCTTTGAAATTATTATGTGTTTTAGAATTTTGTAATGCTTTTTCATCTTTAATCATTGATGACTGCATCCACGCTTGTTTAATTTGTTCAATAGTCATGACTTCAATATAGTTATCTCGTCCATCATTAAATACGATTGTGCAGTACGCACCGATAATGTTTTCTTTGTCGATGTTAAAGAAGTCTTGTTCGTGTTTAATCGCTTTGATACGTCCTGTTTCTCCCATTTCTTGCTTGAATGTATCGCCTTTATAAATCACTTGAGCAACAACATCTTGAGCACCTGCATCACGTTTTAACATCATTACATTACCGTGATAGCTACGTTGTAACTGCATTTTGTTGCCGTAAGGAATAAAGTAGCATTGATTTTTAGCTGGATTTAAACCTTGCGTTACCATGTCTAATAAGGCATTTGCTTTGCTTGTATCGTTACAACTCATTAATTTGTTATCTTGGCTGATTTGTAACCATGCTTGTTTCATGGCATTACTTGGTGAATAATCATTTGGCAATTCCAAATTGCCTTGTGACTCTAAAACTCTCACTTTGTTTAATACGTTGTCAGATACGTTCTTTTCTTGTACTAATTGTTGTTCAATAGTTTGTAATTTATTATTTTCAGTCATTTTATATAGTCTCCATTCTTAATTTTTTATCTTGTTCATTTACTATCAATTGAATTTGTTGTGATTCTGTTTTGATAAGCTCTGTTACTGATTCAGCATTATCAATAAATATTGGTGCTGTAACTTTAAAATGTTTTGACAGTGTATTGATGATATCTAAGCCAACATTAATTCTTGAGGCGTTATTTAAACCGCTGTCGTATTCGACGCCGTTAACCGTTGTGGAACATGTTTCTTCTAATTCGCCGTTAACTAAGGTATTGAATAACTTAAATTCAGCAATCTCAAATTCATTATTGATATTTTCAGTAAGCATTTTGACTTTTGTTGTTGTAAATTCTTTTAAGATATAAAGGTCATGTGAATACTTTTCTTTTTCATCCAATAATCTATCTTCTTCATTTCTTAATTCAGAAATAACATCATCTAGATGTTTATTTGATTTTTCGATTGATCTTGACACTTCAATTTCTGATTTTTCTTGAGTAAGTTCGCTTATTTTGTCATCTATTCCTGAAACGTTATCTTGAATAGTTTTCCTAATGTTCGAGCGTTTTTGATTAATCTCGTTTATCTCTAACATTACTGCTTTGTATTCGTCAGTTTGTGTAACGTCAACATGAGTCGTTTTCAACTTATTAATTTTGTTTTGTATTCTTGCTGAACGCTCTTCTGCTTCGTTGATTTTAATTTGTAGATTATTGTTGTCATCCTCTAACTTCTCGATGATTGGCTTTATTTTCTTTCCTTCTAAAATAATGTGATTGATAGATGTTTGTATTGTTTCTAATTCTTTCGATTTTTTTACATTGAATTTCTGTAAAGCTTTTTCTCTTGCCTCATTCACTTGTTCAGTTGGTAACTGTTGACCGCAACAGCTACATACATTGTCATCAAGATGTTCAAATTTTTGATTTTTAGATTTTTCTAAATCACTTTTTAGTCCTTTGTGATTTTCCAATAATTGATTACGTCTATTTTCTTCATGCGTAATTTGTTGTTTGTTTTGCTTTAATCTCGTTTTAAGGTTCGCAACCGTTCCATTTTCAACGTGTAACTCATTTGTTAAAGCATAAATTTTGTTCTCATTACTTGCGCTGTTATTGTCTTCTATGCGTTTCAATTCTGATTGTTTATCAGCTAATTGATTACGCAAATTAATTTCTTCCTTACCGTTTTGAATATCTATACGCTCATTTTCAAGTTGCTCAATTTCTTGTTTGATAATTGCGTATCTATCGTTATCGAATTCTGGTACATCCTGCTTATTTTGTTGTGTTTGATTAATACGTATCGGAATATCTTTGATGTCTTTGTTAATCTGCTTTATCTTGTCAGTAAGAATCTTTTTCTTTGTTTCAATTTCATGATCACCAAGAATATTATTTAATTTTTTAAAGTCGTTATTTGTTTTAATGACATCCTCATCATTAATTGGTTTTGCAATTTCAAATAACAAACTTCTTCGTTTCTTCCAATCGAGTAAATTAAATGCTTGGGGATTTGTAATCAACTTGAATACATCTTCATCAATTAGTTCATCAATACGAGCTTTATAATCCTTTACTTTTATTGATTCATCATTGATATATTGTTTCTTTGTTCTACTTCGTGAGTATTCCTTGCGATTCGTCTTTTGATTTATTGTGTATTTAGGATGTGACTCTTTTTTGAAAGTCGTTATTTTTCCGTCGATTTCAAATTCTGCGAAAACAGTCGGAATTAACTCATAATTTTCTTCGTTTTTTTCGTTTAAAGGTACAGGGTTAAATGATTTGGTTGATCCGTCCAAACCTTTATCGAAAAGCAGCCATTGTAATGCGGTTGCAGTCGTAGTCTTACCAGTCGCATTATTGCCGTATATTTTTGCATCTTTACCGTCAAAGTTAAATTTTTCTTCTTTGATTCCAGCAAAGTTCGATATAGTTAACTTATTTATTTTCATATCTTTCCTCATGCTCCTTTTTTAATCTTCCGATGACCTCTTAGCACCTCGATAATTAAATTTTTTATTCGTTCATGGCTGTCTGGATTGATTTCATGTATCTGCACAAGCTTATTGTTTGTTTTGTAACTGTCGTGATAGTGCAAGAAATTAATCGATAAGTATCCGTGATGATTACGTTCAATTTCCAATAATGCTCGTTGATTTGACAAAGTATATTCGTCAAATAACGTCTTAAAAATATTCAATATATTTCTTTCAGTGTCTCTCATGCTTTTACCTATCATTTCATGATTAAATTGATTAATTTGTCCTGTTCATCTGTGTTGAATTCAATCCATTCATAAATTGTTTGTTTTAAAATATCTAACGCTGTGTATAAATCGTTCTCATCAGAAACTAGTAGCCCGTCAATTGAATTCCTTTCAGGGTCTAGAACAACTATTTCGACGCTATACGCTCGTTTCTTAACTCTTAATCGAAAATCAAAGCCATCTACATTAATTATTTTTTGACATACGTCACCCGTTTTGTAATACATTGTTTTAGTCCTCCTTGTCGTCATCTATACCGAGAATTTTTTGTGATTTACACATTTGGAGAACATTGACAATATCTTTATAACTCTTAGTGCTATCCAATAAGTAAGCAAGATCAAAAGTATGACCAATCACAGAACTTGAACCTGCTAAATAATCTCCGTCGATAACTCCTATTGATGAGAAAAGCAAAATATCAAATTTACTTTCTCCCTTAATTTCTTTCGCTAATTCATACAATTCTGCCGTTTTTTCAGATAATAAGTCTTTTATTTCTTCCTGCGTCATGTCTTTATAATTTTTAGTCATAGTTGACTACCTCCGTATATTTTGATTTAATTAAGTTGTATATTTTGATAAATGTTTGTCACTGTTACTTGTTGTCGCAAGTAGCAGTTTTTTTATTCTTCATAAAAGTATTCTTTATAAAATATGAATGTTGCGATACTTGCGAATCCCGCAATTGACCATGCAGTAGTGAAGTATAGAAACGGCATAAGTACAATTGCTAAGACTGTAAAGCACAGTACTGCTACTAGGTAGCTTTTATAAGTTTTACTCATTTACTTTTTTCAACTCCTCCATTATTCTCTGGTCTGATAAGCCGTGATAAGGGAATTTTTCTCTAGCTAATTGGACTGGTATTCTGCCTCGTATCGCAATGTATCCCTTGTCTTCAAGCTCTTTATTCAGTTCTCTTATTATTTGTCCTGCTTTGGATTTTGAAACAGATAAAATTACCGCAAGTTCTTTAGCTTGCAAACTATTTTTTATCATATCTATTCCTCCTTTTTATTTTTGTGTTGTGTATAATTTAGTTATCTCCTAGTGAAAGGAGGAAAAAGCCTTAAGTAGTTTGATTCCTGAATCAGGATCACTGTATCGCTCAATCGTTTCTGCTGTAGACTCATTACTAAAAGCATTTCGATTGATTACAGGCTTTCTCGTATTTCGTTCAATCTTCCAAACCTTCCACGTCACAACTGCCATTGTGATGAGGAGGGTTGTTTTATATAGTGTGTTCATTTGTTTATGCTCCTTTCATGTATAATGTTGTTATCAACCTAAGGAGGTGATGCTTATGGCTAAAAGAGGCAAGAAAAACGGTAAGCAATCTACTAGTAGAACTGCTAAACTTGCTAGCAAAGTACTTCGAGATAAACGAAGTGGTAAGAAAGCTAAAAGTTTGGCTGGTAGCGTGCTTGCTCAATCTTAATCAACCGCTCTTAAACTCTTGTATTTCATTTTCAAGATATAATCAGGGTTTATAATCAGTTGGTTTTTGTTACCTTGTGCATTTGTGTAGGTCGCAACTACATAAGTGCCGGGTAACTCCATTTCATTACCTTCCATTTCACGAAGAGTACAGTTTTTTATTCTTGTATCATCGATTAAATCTACATACTCAAATTCCATTTGTAGTTCCTCCTGTTAAGCAGTTACGTTAGCTTCATAACCGAATTCAGTCATGATTTCATGTATTTTCAATCTGCCTTTTTGTGTCCATCTAGTTTGTAAAACTGTGTCTTCTCTGCCATCAGAACGCACAATTGTTATAGTGTCTGAATCTGTGTAACTCTTGCCCATGTGTTCTGAGTAAAGCACCCACTGTTTATTTACTTTTCGTTGTAGTCTAGCTTCGTGTAGTAGTTTGTTTAACTTTTGTGCTGATATACCGTAGTCTGCCGCGATTTGAGTTGTGGCTAATGTGCCAGTTGACTTTAAGATTTCATCTACATAGTCTGCTTTGGGTTTTAGTTCTCCGATTTCTTGTTGTAAAAGTAAGTTATGCTCTTTTTCTTTCTTATACTCAGTCAACACTGTAATGATGTAGTCTGGATCTTTTAATGTTTGTTCAATTACATTGTCTGTTGCGTAGATACCGTGTTTTCGAATAGCGGGTAAGACGTCTGAAGTTACCCAGCGTTTGAATTTCCGAGCGGTTTCTCTAATGTTTTCGTTTTTACTTTGTTTAGAAGCATCGAAGATTAAACTGTATAATCCTGATTCGTTGATAATGATCATATTTCTGTTTTGACCTGATGCACTAAATTGGTGCGTCAGCTTGTCCTCGCTATCAACATGATTTCTGATGGCATTGTCTGTCCTTGCATACCCTAAAATCTCAGCAATATCTTTTCCTACAAAATAAGGTTCGTTTTCAATTTCCACTGTTCTTACTGGTAGCTCTTTAAAATTAAATGTTTGTAATGCTTGCATCGTTCATTCCTCCTTTTAAGACATTTGTTTCCCTTCGACTAAAACGTATTTAAAATACGATTCATCTTTTAAAAAAATAATCTCATCAATAGAGATATTTAATGTTTTGGCAATTCTAAAAGCATCTCTAGGTTTAATCATTTCTGGGTTATTTTCCCAAATGTTATAAGTAGATGGTGAAATGCCAAGTTTTTCAGCAAAAGACGACTGGGTATAACCTTTTCGTTTTCGCCATTCATCTAATTTCAGACTTTGTTTGATGTAGTTCATTTTTTAACCTCCTTGTTAAGTTCTGACTAAAGTATATCGTAATTTAAATACGACTTCAAGTGTTTTTCGTAATTATTTTAGAAATTTACGTATTTTTATTTTCGTAAATCGTATTTTAAGGGTTGCAATTACGATTTTTCATAGTATAATAAAAGTGTAAAAAACATTATATATAAGGAAGGAAAACAAAATGGCTTTCAAAAATTCCATAAAAGAAATCAGATTGAACAATAGATTGTCTAAAGTTGAGATGGCTAGAAAATTAGATGTTTCCGAAGGTACTATAAGAATGTGGGAAAGCGGAAGAACTGAACCTAGAATGGGTATGGTCGAAAAAATTTCAAGTTTGTTCAACGTTTCTAAAGGTTATCTCTTAGGAGAAATTGAAGAAATTGTTTTACCAGAATTTGATAGCGAAATCGAGGTTCCATATTTCGGTAAAGTTTCTGCTGGAAATTTCGAAGAAGTTGCAATTGATAATGAAAAATTAAAAGTTCCACCATTTGCTTTTAACGGTCGTAAACCTAGCGAATGTATAGCACTAAAAATAAACGGAGATAGCATGAATAAAATACTCGCTAACGGTTCTTATATAATTGTCCATGATTATAGAAAGTCTTGTGATCATAAACTTAACAGCAACGACATCCTTGTATTGCGTCTAGGTGGTGAATATACAGTTAAACGTGTGAGACGTACTGAAACAAAACTACATTTAGACCCAGTAAGCTATTCAGATGAATTTAAAACTAATTCTTACGATTTAGATTCTATTGATGAAATCGAAGTGATAGGCAAAGTTATTTATAACTATCGAATTTTTGATTAATAGCGTCTATGTGGCGCTTTAATATAAAAAGTAAGCAAAGGAGAAATGAAAATGAGAAAATATAATTTTGATAAATTCTTCTTATATATGGCGGTACTGTCATTACCAATAGTCATATTTTTTCCATTAATGTTAAGCATCCCAATCATCTTTTTTATTTTTTCAATAAGAAAGAAGGAAGATTAATAGTGCCTGTGTGGCGTGAGGAGGAAATAGAATGAACGTTCCAAATAGCGATATTGATATACGCCCTATGTTAAGCAATTTACAATTTTACATAGGTCAAACAGGAAAAACAGAGCATGACCCATTATTAGATTTCTCTTTACTATATGAGCATGCAGAACTAGGCGTGCGCTTTACATTAAGTGGTTTAGATAGAATTAATAATCCATATAGTGATAAAAACGAATTATATTTGATGATTCTTTTGTATGATAAAGTCGGAGGTATTGGTTTTGATTTACGTAATTTTTGGACATTAAAGTTAAATAGTGAAACCTTGAAAAAATCATATGAAACTATTCAATTCACACTATATAAGTTCGAACCGAATAATAGAAGTTATGATTTTACTAATATCTATCAACAGTTAAAGATATTAGTTTTGCCAGAAGAAGTTGATAAAGAGAAAATCGATAAAGAAACATTTATGAACTGGATGACGTGGTCGCAACACAATGAAATATTAAGTACAAAAATACCTATATATCATCGTAAGGAGATAAATAATGACTAACTTAATGCCTACTCCACATGAAGAGTTTTTAAAAAGAAGATTTCCGAACAATAATGTTCCGGTTAACTTCAATTTAGATACTGAAAACCAGAAAGATGATATAATGGAATTAAATGAAAACGATGATTCCGGAGGTGGTAATATGGGCAATTACGTAACAAGAGACGAATTCAATAATAGTATGAGAGAGTTCAAAGATGAGATGCGTGCTATGAGAACTGACATGAACAATAATATGAACAGTTTACGTTCTGAATTGAATACAAATATCAATAATTTACGTATCGAAACGCAAAATTCTATTAGTAAGCTACCAAGTAATTTTGATGTAAAAAATATGTTGCTAGAAAATAATAAAGAATTAGAAAGAGAAGCAAAGCAAAACAGGAATACCATTATAAGTTGGACTATTGGTATTGTTGGTTTAGGATTCACAATAGCTAAAGGTTTTGGTTGGATATAATTTAATGATTTTTAGGGTAGCCCGCCTACCCTTATTATTTTTTGCCAATTTTGAGGAGGGAGAAGTAAAATGCCAGTATATAAGGATGGTAATACAGGTAAATGGTATTTTTCCATTAGATATAAAGATGTATACGGTAATAACAAACGTAAGATGCAACGCGGTTTTTCAACTAAGCGTGAAGCTAAGAGTGCAGAGGCTATTTTTTTGAATGATGTAAACGAAGGATATAGCGATTCTAAAACATTTGATTATGTTTTTCATCACTACTTAGAAAATAGCGATTTGAGACCTAAAACAAAACGACGCAAACAAAATGAATATCATAAACACTTTAAAGCTAAGTTCGGGCACATAAAAATGAATAAGATAACACAAAATCAATGCCAAGAGTTTCGTAAATATCTAATAGAGAATGTAGCGTCAACAAATTCTGCTCGTACAATTTGGTCAGGTTTTAAAGTTGTAATTAATTATGCTAAAAAATACTTTGGATTACGTACAGATCCAACAATATCAATTAAACCTATTCCGCGTGTAAAACCAAAACCTAAGTTTATGATGCGTGAAGAATTTGAAGAAAGAATCAAAGATATTGAAGAGCAAGATTACAGAGAGTTATTTACATTAATGTTTTATACAGGTTTGAGGATTGGCGAAGCTATGGCGCTTGTTTGGACAGACTACAATAAATACAAAAAAGAGATATCCATAAATAAAACAATGGACATCTCTAATAGAACTATATATCCGAGACCAAAAACAGATAGTTCAGAGGATATTGTTCCTTTACCTAAATTCATCAATACAATGTTAACTGAACGCCACCAACGTGAAAAAGAGTTAAACAAATATTTTGATGAACGTAGTTATTTTATTTTCGGAGGAATGGCTCCCAAACATTACAGTCATGTTCAAAAGAAATTCCAAAAAGCTTTCCCCCATTATAACATTCATGCGTTAAGACATTCTTATGCATCTTATCTTGCAAATAATGGTGTAGATATCTTCGTTTTACAGTCACTCATGAGACACGCTCAAATCACTGAAACGATGGGCACTTACAGCCATTTATATACTCAGAAAAAACACGATGCAATAGCCATTTTTGACAAGTAAATGGTATCAAAATGGTATCAATAGCCATTTCCGGAAGTCAAGAATGGCTTAA